CAGCAGAAATATTATCGCGGAGTAGTGCTGGCGATCCTTGCCCGAGATACCGGTTATTCTGATGATGAAATGCACGGATTAATCCAGGACAAGTTTTTCAGGTACTACAATGAGCAGCTAGATCTTTACTACATTCGCAGCACAGCAATAGGCGAGTGGGAAGCTATGGAATGGGAAGACAAAATGGTTGAGGTAAGAATGTGGGCTTCAGAATTTTTAGGGGTTTATATTCCTCTGCCAAACGAGGTTGAAGGATGGGAGCTGGGTCATTAAAAAAGAGGATGTTTTATCAAGTTATCGAGGTACAAGTGCAGCAACAGTCCGTGGCTGGATTGAAGGTCTTGACTATGGTCATTCAGAAAAGCCTAAACTACTAGAAACTTTAAAAATATTGGAGGAAAGAGATAATGAATTGTCCAAGAAAAATAATGAACGCAGACACAGAAACAACCGGAACAGATCCATCAATACATAACATCTGGCAATTTTCCGGACGGATCCACTGCCCGGGAAAAGATGTTCATGAATTTAATTACAAGATGCGTCCGTTTAGCATGGAGCACATTTCCGAAGATGCTCTCAAGGTTGGGAAGGTTACAAAGGAAGAGCTTGCGGAATTTATGCCTTCCAAACAAGCTTTTGAAGAGATTTCTGCAATAATAAAAACCTATGTGGATCCATACGATAAAACCGACAAAATGGTCTTCTCTGGATACCAGGGAAACTTTGACGCTAAGTTTGCACGGAAGTTTTGGTTTCATCATGGTGACAAATTTTACGGCTCTCTCTTTGAGCCCTACGTTTATGACGGATACGGTCTTGCCAGAATCCTTCGTTTCTATGGTATTATTCCAACGACCCAGAACTTAAAGCTTACCAGCGTATGCGAGTTCTTTGGGATTGACCTAGGAGAAGGCGCTCATGACGCACTTGCAGATGTTATTGCTTATGAGAAATTTATCGAGATTTGCGAAGATCGCTATTTTAATTTTACTGGAGACAAAAAAGAATGCAATGATACAGCCTTCAGCGAAATAAAATAAAATAAGTGTTGACAAAGTTACCTAGAAGAGTTACCTTTAATAGTGTAGCAGTTAACTAAGGTAACTAAGGTAACTTTCTTTGACATGGAGGAACTCCCAGAAGGGTGGGATCAGTAGAGTAGAAGTCGAAACGCCTTTCGGGGCGTCTATCGGGGTTAGCCTACCGATACTGATGAGATAGGCTGAACAATCAATAAAGGAGTTAACGAAATGGAACACACAATTAAAAGCAGAAAACTTAACAAAAAAATTACATTCTTCAGCGGAAACGGAACATCATACGTATACGTCAACCTCAACGGTAAAGATGGAACGCTCGGAAATCAGATATGTAGGGGTGGAAGATTGAGCGGTTCGACTCTCTCAGCAAGCGAGGGAAGTTTTAAATCAGTTTGTAGAAGATGGTACAAGGCGTACATTAAAAGTTAAATTAAAGCAAACAACAATTAACAAGGAGTTGTAATGAGCCCAAAAAAGGAATTGTATAAATTGTTCGTCGAGGTTGTGCCTTGCGATAATAAGGGGTATGTCATAAACATGAAGATTCTCTTTAAGCAGAGTGCAGACTCTCTCCTGGTTGGCATCGATGCTAACGCGGAGGTTCCTCAGGTTATCGAGGCTCTCCTCGGAAAGCTTAACAATGCGAATGGGGAAGAGCGCACATCTTACGCTACAGATCCCGCAGTAGCCGGAACGATTATCATGGATGCTCTTGACACTATTGGGATTAAGGCTTAGTTATGAAACGCAATTTTCCAGACACCAGTCATATCGATCCTTACGAAGAACATGAATGTTGTCACTCCCATAATTCAGAACGTCGTGGAGTGCGCGCTTGTCACGAGTGTGGTTTTGTTTGCAATGAGAGTACGCTGGAATGGGAGCCGAATGATGAATAGTTCTAACCGTAAGACAACTCGTGTCTTCCATGGTGGTTGTGTTGGGTGTGCTCAGCAGAGTATTCACGGTTTGAAGTTTTGTTGTGGATGCCAGTATTTTGATGCTGATTGGAGCTTGCCAGACCTTCGTAACGAACAGTTAGCTAGTATCGAGGCTATTAGGATTAAGTTAAAAAAACAGAACTCTAGCTGGGGGTTTTGGGTAAGATTATTTAAAAAAATAGCTGATTATATTACTGGCAATAACGTGGTTCACCCAAAAGATCGATATATAGTCTAGCCGAGCAATAACACGGAAACCCCAGATAAACCGAAGGTGTAGACATTACCATTAGAGGCTAGAGAGAGAAATCATCAATGTCACATAGAAAATGATTGTCCAAATCTATTGCCACACAATATTAAAGACGGGATGAAGCATAGTTGCTATGAACCCATAGACCATAGAGAGGAATAGTACCAAACTGCCAGCATAAGCAGAATGCGAATGTAATCCATTGATAATTACCAGGTACTAATAATTAATAAATTAGTAGAGAGGAATAGCGAATGCAATGCAAGTACAACTGTAATCACCACCACGAGATCGGAGCAGATCACCAGCTCATCGATCTCGGCGATGGTCCATTTGTAGCCAACAACAAGGCAATTCCTCTTCTAACGGCTTTAAATGAGGCGGGGCTAAGAACTCGGACTCACCATATAGGTAAAGAGGATGACGCTTTTGTGGGAATACTCCTCGACAACGCGATGGTAGAAGTGAGACAGGTATCCGAGCGAGATTCTGGCCGGACTAAATATAATGGCAAATACGAATTACTTCTCTCATGGGATAAGCGAAAGGAGAAATAAAAAATGAGCACTCACCACGACTATGTCCAAATTGTTAAAAAGGAAATTCTTATAGAAAAAGGAGTGATAATTTACAGGGCTAATTGGTGCAGAAAATGTGGCGCAATGAACTACACTCATCATCTAAGAGGAAAACTTATTTTCAATAACCACAAACATCCAAAGTACGGCAAAGACAAATGTGAAACCGGAATAACGAAAGGTAAAACCTAATGGCTCCACATAAACAGCAATGTAGAAACTACCTCTGCGACCGGCACTCTAAAACAGCGATCATGGACTGCTCTTCAAAAACTCCGGACGATGTTGAGGACTGCCCACTAAGAAAGTGTTTCCACAACTTGAAGGATGCCAGCATGAAAGGCCCTAGCCACAAGTTCTCTGAGAAGTTTGAGGAATACTATGACAGGTGGAGCAAGATAATCAGGCGAGCTAAGAAGACCGACTCGTATGCAGATATGCTGGATAAACAACAATCAGTTCCTAACATGTGAGGAGAAGTTGATGGATAAGCGTAAAGCAACAAAAATTCTGAGCGAAAACAAGATTGATTTAGATAATGGACTATGGACTTTCCCTGCAAAAAAAATATTAATAGGATCAATGCTGTGCTATAAAGAAGAAGATGTGTCTTGTGATAGAGATAGCTTTGTGGAGATTTATGCGCTTTACAAGAGTGGTGAAGAGAATGATGTGTGTATGTGTTTTTTTGTCTATCACAAAAACAATGGTGACTATTTTTTCAGGGATACCTTCTATAAAGCCCTGTATGTGATTGACGCTATTAGGACTCTTAGTGGGTATATTGATGATTGTAGTTAATAAATTAAAAATTGATTGACAAGTAAATTGCGAGATCTATATTGGTTAGTGTGAAGGTGTGAGATCCGACGCAGACTCAAAAACAATGGAGCTTCAAAATGTTACAAACTCAAAAAAACAAAACAGGATTGGCAATCAGAATACGAATTCCTTTCTCCATTGGGTAATTCCTCTCAACTGGTTGTTGGTCCTGTTCTTTTTAAAGGTTAATTATGGATTTTAAAAAGAGGTACTCAACTAGCCTTAAAGATATTAAGTGGCTTAAATTAAGAGGTGCGGTGTTAAGCAGAGACTCTTATCGATGCACCTGTTGCCATTACGAAATACATGGAGGACATAGTAAGAGTGTCTCTTTATGGTTTTTTACTGTGCTAATTAAACACAAGGGTTACACCGAGGATGATGTCGTCAAAATTTTTGACAATATAGAAAAAGTTGATAAAAATGAAGTGGTTTAAACATTTAGCCAATAGCACTTCTGACGGCGATCTTGTTACTGCAATTATGGAGTTTGGGCCTGCGGGATATTATGTATTCTTTAATACGCTTGAAATACTCAGTAGAGAGGATGCGATAGAAGAGCCGCTTGATATGAATTTCAAGGCTTTTAAGATGTGGTTTCCTGGAATATCTGGACCAAAACTTAAGCTTATTTTGAATTACTTCTCAAGTAGAGATCGATTCCAGTTGAGTTACACTTCAAATAGAATTTCAATATCCTGCCAAAAACTTACTGCAATATCAGACACTTACACGAAAAATGTTAGAAGTAACTTAAAAAAAAGTGGAAGCCAGAAGTTAGAAGTAAGAAGTAAGAATAAAAAAGAGATAAAAAGCCCGCCTCAGAATTTTAATATTGATGGTGTTTATAGTTATTGGCAAAGCCTTAAGGGTATTACTACTCATAAGGGAATAACTAAAAGAATGAAGGATGTTATCCGTAGAGTTTTGGGTGAGCATTCTTTTGAGGATATTGCTGGGAGTATTAAGAATTATAATGCGCTTATGGTTGATGGCCGGGATTTTTATGGGAAATATAAATATACTCTTGAGAACTTCTTTCGACCTGATAGTCAAAAAAGCTCTCCTTTCAAACAGTATCTTCCCGAATGTGATCCATTAAATAGCGTTACTTGGAAAGTTGATAAACCTATAAATGGTCAAGCTCAACATAATCTTAACTACCATTCCGTAGCAGAACTTGAAAACCTAGAAGGAGACGAATATGTCTTACCACCAAAACAAGATGATGCCACAATCTACCTGTATTGAAAAAGTTGTCCTTGCAACAGCGATGACAAACCCAAATCTTATAGATGATATTATTGACTTAATGCAAGAAAGTTATTTTTACAGTAGTATTCACAAAAAAGTGTTCAACTGTATAGAGACTTTGTACTCAAGAGGTACTGGTATCGATATTGTAACACTTGCAGAAGAGATGCGTACTCAAAAGTGTCTTAAGGACTGTGGAGGAGAGCTCTTTCTTTGTGAGCTCACAGAGAGCATAAGTTCCGTATCTAAAATTGAAGGGCATGTAAATATACTCAAAAATAAGGCTACTCTCAGGGACATTATTGTGAGTTCTACTGAGATTTTAGGTAAAGCGTATGAGCCAGATGTTAATGTCGGCAACCTTATTGATTTTTCTGAGAAGAAAACGATTGGGTTTTCAGAAGAGACTTATGCCTCAAAAATCAGTAATGTTAAAGATATCCTTCCTGGAACACTGGAGAATATTGAGCGGAGATCCAGGGATGAGATTAAGGGTATAATTACAGGCTTCCCATCTCTTGATAGAATGATATATGGATTTGAGGGAGGACAACTTACGGTTATTGCTGGAAGACCAAGTATGGGAAAGACAGCTTTAGCTCTTAACTTTGCCCTTAACGCTATTAAGCTTATGCAAACTCATGTGTTAATTTTTTCTATAGAGATGTCTAAAGAGCAGCTTGTTCGGCGTTGCATGGCGTCAGAAGCGAAGATTTCTATGGGTAGGCTTAGATCTGGCAAACTTACTCATGATGATTGGACGCAGTTAAATAGTACGGTTTCTTCGTTGGTAAACTATCCACTTTACATTGATGACGATACTAACACTACGATATCTAGCATAAAATCAAAAACTCGCAGGATGTATAAGCAGGAGAATATTGGGATGGTTATAATTGACTATTTGCAACTTATGAAACTTGAGGGTGGAGATGATGTGAGTACAAGTGAGAAGACTGGATCTATTACTCGCGGGCTTAAGCAGATATCTAAAGAGCTTAACATTCCGGTAATTGCTTTAAGTCAACTCTCAAGACAAACAGAGAACCGTCCGGATCCGCGCCCCAAAATGTCGGATCTTAGAAATTCTGGTGAGATTGAGCAGGATGCAGATATTATAATTTTTCCATTTAGAGAAGAGGTTTATAAAAATGATCTTGAACTCAAGGGTGTTGCTGAATTAATTGTTGCCAAACAAAGAGATGGTTCAACAGGAAAGGTTCCCGCTAAGTTTAGTTTTCAAGGGCAATATTCTCTCTTTGAGGAAGTCGCAGAAGGACCGTATGATAGTTTTTAGTGGCTACTTCGTAGAGTTCTATAACCCGGGATATGGATTCACACACTCCATCCTAATCGAGTCAATTAAGTGCCGGAGAGATGTGGAGAAGTGGTGTCTCTACTTCGCTCCTAAAAAATGGGTAACAGTAGGAATGATACAACAGTTTAGAGATTACTTTTGGAGACAACTTAAACTACCCGCGCGGACACCTATTTACTGCGCAGAAAAGGAATAACTTATGGCCTCATACGAATCAAGCAGGAGGTTTACGGACTCTATAATTGATAGAGATAGCCTTTTGGAAGAGGCTCTAACTTGGATTAAAGAAACCCTTAGCCCTGAGGAAGTGTTTGCAGAAAAAGACTTGTTTGATTGGGCTAAAAACCAATCAATCGAAGATGTTTGTGAAGACGAATACCTTCGCGAGTGGGCACTAGAAAATGGATTTGTGGAGGAGGAATAATGACCGACCGATACAGGTTCCGAGCATGGGACAAAAAGAACAAGGTAATAATTAACAACTTCCAGGAGCACGAAGACTTTCAAAAAGCTATCCTGGAAAGCGGAACTGACACGAGTGATTACTATGTGATGCAATGCACGACTCTCCTGGACCGCAACGGCAATTTAATATACGAAGGCGACCTTGTTGTTGATAGTGATTTTGGAAGTCATATTCTCATTGCTCTCAAGCCTATACATGTTGACGCATACGAATTGATTGGATACAACCTATTATCCTTTATTGGTAATTACGAAACGCCGGATTGTCTCCGATTAATGTCTGAGATAAAACTTGCTGGGAATATGTTTGAAAATCCAGAACTAATAGATATGGTAGATCATGATTGTTAAAAAACAGAATGGAGAATTGATGAACTGTACGAAATGCAATAAGCCGTCTAGGAAAAAAGGCCAAAGCTCTTGCGGAGACAAAATTTTAACGTATTACAAATGCCCTTACTGTGGGAATAGTGATAAGCATATTGGTAAAGAGTAAACAGTTACTTTAACTAAGGAATGGGATAATGGAAAAAATTTACTATGTACATAAGTTTTGGGATGGGAACATAAAAGTCTGTGAAACTTTAATTGAAAAAGAGACCAAGAATACTATAACCCTGAAAAACACCACAATGGATAGATATTTAAAGAAGATATCAAAGTCAGATGTAGGGTTGTGGTATTTTAAAACTTCTGAAGAGGCTATCGCTGGATATAGAGAAGTGTTGCAATCTAACGTCTCGAAAGCTCAGGAAAAATTAAATAAGATCACATATGAATACAATGAGTTTCAAAGATGGGAAGCAAAAACGCTTTAGTCTTTACATACAACCCAAATGGGAATGGCTTATGAAACGTGTACTCGTATTAGCAGGCGGAGGAGATAAACTCCCAATAGAATCGATGCAGCTCAAAATGATAGAGCAGCGCGTAAAAATGTCGATCAGTGACATCTTCGACCTTATAGTTGGAACCTCTGCCGGATCGATTAACGGGGCTCTCATGGCTTCTGGCCGAATAACAGCAGGCACGAGTCACGATCTTGCAATGAAGAATTTGCCGGACATTTTCAAAAAAAGATTCTTCAGGATCCCAAAGTACGATCGCAAAAAAGTCTCCAACCTTTTGCACGATAATATTGGGCCTCACCTCCAGATGGAAGATATGGACACTAGGTTCATGAGCACTTCCTTTGGACTTGTATCTGGCCGGACACACTACTTTAAAAGCTGGGAGCCAAAGGACGGAAAACTTGCACTCACTGAAGTGGTCTGTAGATCTTTCGCAGCTCCCCTATTTTTTGGTTCGATGATAGATCCTATCGAAAAAGAAGTTTGGATGGATGGCGGATGTGGCGGAGCAAACTCTCCTCTCCGTCAGGCATGGGTAGAAATCAATCGTCAGGGCTGGGACGACAAACGGATCCACATTTTATCCCTGGGTTGTGGGTGGTCAGATTATTCTATGAGTTACAAAGACGCAATTAGGGCTCGTGCGGGGAAGCAGGTTATGGCATTTTTGAGTCCTAAACATGGCGGTCTTGCTCGTGCCGAGTCAATTAGATCTTCTGTTCAAGACATGAGGGAAATTGCTCGCACAAAACGAAATGTAACATTCCAACATAGCGACCAGAAGATACCGGCAAAAATGGACAAGATGGACGCAGTAGAATACAATGATACCTATGAGGGAATTGGATATGCCCTTTCCAGAAATATTGATTATTCAAAATTAATACAACAAAACTATTAACGCAAACTGTTATTAATAGTATCTTAAATATAACATGTTTTCTTATACTATATTCAAAGGAATAGGTACACGGATGAAACTCAAAAAAATCAACCTCACAAACTTCGCTGGGTTCATGGAGTTTGAGGCAAGCTTCAGCAATAATGTTACATATCTCATTGGTAAAAATGGTGCTGGTAAGACGACTGTTGGGCTCGATGTTATTTGGGCAGCCCTCCAGGGTATTGCTGCAGTAAAGAAGGGTGAGGTAATTCCTCTCCCAGGCACGAAGGATGAATATATTGGGAAGGCTGGAGCTTCTGCGAATATCTCAATATCATTAGTAGATCACCTTGGGCAGGAAGTGCGAGTTGCTCGCAATTTTACGAAGAGTAAACAAACACTTAAAATTGACGGTCCGGAGGGAGTTACTCTTGACCAGGACTGGTTGAACGGACTTTTTAATCTTCACCTCATTGCTCCTAGAAGATTTTTGGAACTTACTCCAAAGCAGCAGGCTGGATCTCTCGGTATAGAT